AACATACATCGTAGATAAGGACGGAAATCAGATTGATGCTTCCACAGCTACCGTTCCTTCTGACCGTCACTTTCGTGGTGCATGGTCTCTGAATGGAAGCGTGATTAGTGAAGACATGGATGCTGCGCGGGATATCTTCCGTGACAAGATTCGTGAAGCACGGAAGCCGTTGCTTGAAGCAAAGGACGTGGAACTGATGAAGGCACTGGAAACAGGGGCAAGCACAACTGCTATTGCTGCTGCAAAGGATGCCCTTCGTGATGCACCTGCTGCTGCCGCTATTGATAGTGCCAGCGACATTGCAGCACTCAAGGCAGCTTGGGATGCAGATTTGTTGGGTGCAAGCCCTTACGCATAAGAAAGGAATAGGTCATGGCACTAAGCAAGATTGATGCTGACTCAATAGATACAACAGAAGAGTTTAAAGATACTCAAGTAGTTCGCAGAAATGGTCAAACCATTTCTACTGATTTTACTATTGATGCAGACCAAAATGCTTTAGCTGCCGGACCTATTACTCAAAATGCCACTGTCACTGTCAACGGTTACTGGAGTATTGTCTAATGCCTAGTGTATTAAATGTAGATACTATTGCAGATGCCGCAGGGACTGGACCAGTTGCACTGACTAAGCAAAGTGCGGCGAAGGCTTGGTGTACATTTGATGCCAGTAGTGGAACACCTACAATTTTAGACAACATAAATGTTACATCGTTGACTGATACAGGTACAGGAACTCAGGATGTAAATTTTGTAAATAGCTTTACTAATACCTCTTATACTACAAATGCAACCGTTGGTCAGGGTGGAAACAAAAATGCTGTATATGACAATACTGCGACTTCTAGCGTTGAGATAAGAACAGAAACGGCAACTACTGGAACAGACGCTGATTTTAACCACGTTTCAGTTGCAAATCACGGAGACCTCGCATAATGGCAAGCATACTTAAAGTAGATGAAATGCAGGGTGTAACCAGCGCAGGTGATATCGCAGTTACTAGCGAGGGTGGTAGTGCTACACAAAGTCTTCAGCAGGGGCTGGCGAAGGCTTGGGTGAATTTCAATGGTACAGGTACTATTGCGGCTCGTGATTCGCTGAACGTGTCTGGATTGGTGGATGATGCGACAAGTGATTATACTGTCAACTTGTCTAATGCTATGGCTAATTCAAATTTTGCTATTGTAGATAGTAGCTGTTACGACAGCGATGTTGGGGGTGCAAGTGCAACAGGTGTAACAGAAAGTTTGCCAGCAAGTACAACAAGCTATGCCTTACACAGTGGTCGTTCTACTAGTGGAAGTGAGTTTGATAATCAATATGTTTATGGCACAATTTTTGGAGACCTCGCCTAATGCAGACACCTGATTTCAAAGGCACTCATCTGTTTGACCGACTGTGCTGGGCTAAAGAAACGCTGGAAGCGGTACAATCTGACTACCGTGTTGTCTATGAGGACAGCGTGGACGAGTGCGCCAAGATTCTTGTGCCTGACCCTAACTGGATGGCTTGCGCTTTACAAGGCGGCATCCTACCACCAGTGTGGGTCTACCATGAACTAGCAAAGGATGAGGCACAACCTGATTTCAAGAAGCATACTCGTGGCTATTTACTGCACACAACAGAACCAATGCCAGCTATGACAGAAGAACAGGCTATTGAATACTTAATCATGAAGGATGTGCCACAGCATGTCTGGCAAGAATGGAACACAGGCAACAAACCAAAGATGGTTATATGCCGCAAAGAACAGTTACCAAGCACTAGAGAGTGGCGTAATGCTTGGAAGATAACTGAAGACTTAACTGCCACTGATATCGCAGCATAGGAGAAACACATGGCTGTATCAACATACATCGTAGATAAGGACGGGAATCAGATTGACGCTTCCACAGCTACCGTTCCTTCTGACCGTCACTTTCGTGGTGCATGGTCTCTTAATGGAAGCGTAATCAGTGAAGACATGGACTCTGCACGGGCAATCTTCCGTGACAAGATTCGTGAAGCACGTAAGCCGTTGCTCGAAGCAAAGGACGTGGAACTGATGAAGGCACTAGAAGCTGGCACTAGCACAACTGCTATTGCTGCTGCAAAGGATGCCCTTCGTGATGCACCTGCTGCTGCCGCTATTGACAGTGCCAGCACGATTGCTGAACTCAAGGCAGCTTGGAACGCAGACTTGCTTGGTGATAGCCCTTACGCATAAGCGTAGGGGTCATCCCTTTTTACTTGGAGATAGATAGATGGCGTTGACAAAGATTAGAGATGCAGCATTACCAGCAGACTCAGTATTGCAAATAGTGTCTGCTGAACTTGCAAAAGACGGTACTGTTAACACAACATCTACAAGTTATGTGGATACAGGTTTATCTGCAACAATTACCCCTTCTGCCACTGGCAATAAAATTAAAGTTACAGTTGTTTCAAACATCAGAGGTAAAGCCGCTTCTGGACAAGATTTGGATTGGTATCAGAGATTGTTAGTTGGTGCAACTGAACTTGATGAAGTAAGAATGAAGGGGGACAATATGGGAAAACTTGGTGATACTATCTATGTTCCAATTTCATTAGTGCATTCTTACATTTACACAACAACAAGCACTAGTGCCATTACTTTTAAAACACAAGTGAAAGCGGCAGCAAGTGGTGAAGTAAGATATCGTGAAAATGATACCTTCATTATTCTTGAGGAGATTGCACAGTGATTGGGGTTTCTGAAGCACTTATTGCGTTGAGGCCAAACGCTGAATGGCATTTACCAGAAGGCACTTACGAAAGCCTTGTATGGCTTGACAGTAATCAAACCAAGCCAACTGAAGCAGAGGTTAATGCTAAGATAGCAGAACTGCAAGCAGCAGAACCAATGCGCCTACTACGACAGCAACGCAACTGGTTATTGTCTGAAACCGATTGGTGGGCATCCTCTGACTTAACAATGACTTCTGAACAAATAGCCTATCGCCAAGCCCTGCGTGACATCACAGATAACGCCACATCTCTTGATGACGTAACGTGGCCTACTAAACCATAAGGAAGACCAATGAGTTACATCGGTAAATCCCCCTCAACAGGTGTTCGCAACCGCTTTGTCTATCAGGCAACTGCAGGTCAGACATCTTTCAGTGGTAGTGACGCAGACAGCAAGGTACTCACCTACGCTGACAGCTTGTACTTGGACGTGTACCAGAACGGTGTCCTGCTCAAGCCAACAACGGACTACACCGCTACGACAGGCACAAGTGTTGTTCTTACAACTGCAGCATCCTTGAATGACATTGTTGAGATGGTGGCATACGATGTGTTCAATGTTGCGAACTCATATACAAAAACTGAAAGTGACAATCGCTACCCATTCAAAGGTAACAACAGCATCATCCGTTTGAATGGACAGAGCATAGATGCTGACATCACGATTGACAGTGATGAGAATGGTGTCAGTGGTGGACCAATCACACAGAATGCCACCGTCACTGTTAACGGGTATTGGAGCATTGTATAATGACTAGCGTTCTTAATGTAGATACCATTGCGGATAAGGCAGGAACTGGACCAGTTGCGCTGACTAAGCAAAGTGCGGCTAAGATGTGGCAAGGTTGGGTATATAGTGGCAGCACCCCAACATCACAAGGTAGCTTTAATGTATCATCTATAACTGACACAACCACAGGAGACGCAGCTTTTAATTTAATAAATGCTATGTCTAGCTCCGCTGGGAACAGTCTCATTGGTGGAAGTAACCACGCTACTTTAGGAAACACATTAGTGGACAAAGATGGTGCATCTGTATTTTCTCAAAGACTATTTGACAATACTGGCGGTGGTGTAGATGCAGGTGGGAATTTTAGTATTCAAGTTAACGGAGACCTCGCATAATGGCAAGCATATTAAAAGTAGATGAACTACAGGGCATTATCAGCGCAGGTGATATCACAGTTACTAGCGAGGGTGGTAGTGCAACGCAATCACTTCAGCAGGGGCTGTGTAAAGTTTGGTGTAATTACAATGAAAGCCATACTGTTCAGGACAGTTTAAATACAGCATCTGTAACTGATGGTGGTGTAGGAAGAGGAACTGTAAATTTTAGTAATAGCGCAAACAATAATGATTATTCAGTTCATGTTTCTACTAGCAATCCTGAATCAGCCGCGTTAAATGGTTTAAGAATAAGTGCAATGGCAACAACCAGCTATTCAACAGAACAGGTTAATAATGATGGGGCGTATGCTGACAGCTTCTTTTTACTGACTACAATGCACGGAGACCTAGCATAATGGCAAGCGAACTAAGAGTAAACACCCTGAAGGATGCTGCTGGTGCTAACAGCGTGGCTATGACATATGTGGCTGGTGGTAGTGCGAAGGCTTGGATTAAATATAATGGAACAGGCACAATAGCAATTTCAGATAGTTTTAATGT